CCAGAATACGCTTCGTCTACGAGCCGGCGTATTCAATGAAACGTCCAACGTGACCGTGCCTATCAATGGTGTGCTACGCATGGAGCAGGGGGCAATCCTGAAACCCGCATCTGGCGTTACCATCGCTATCAATGGGGCTGTCCAGGCGGGCAACTACAAGATTTTCGACCTGTCAGCTGGCGGCAGCATTACGCTTGCAGGTGGGGCAGAAGCGGAAATCCCGGTTCAATGGTTTGGTGCAACCGGTGATGGATCGACGGATGACCATGATGCTGTCCAGAACACCTTCACGGCTTTGGGTGGGAATCAGTCTTTCACCGTTGTATTCCCGGCTCCATCAAGCGAGTACATTGTTTCGTCCAAGATCACAATTCCGTCCGGGATCAAGTGGATCAAGGTGCGCGGCGGCGGTGCGGCAACGAAGATCCGCACGACAAACGCAACGGGGCAGAACCTGTTTGAGTTCGCGTCGAAAGATTGCACCATCAGTTTTGAAAACCTGTACCTGACGGGTAATGCCAACTCCGGACACGGCATCTACTCCGACAATGCCTATCAAAACTGGATCACGATTAAAGACTGTGTGATTCGCGGCTTCACCGGGACCAACAAGTTCGGCATTTTCTGTGACCACGACTACCGGGTTCAGGTCCAGAATTGCGAGGTGCAGTTGAATTGGGGTGGTGTGTATCTCAAGGAAATGCAGTATGGATGCCAGGTGTCATCAGGCATCTACCGCGACAACTCATCAGGGTATCAGATTTACGTTGAGGACGCTTTTGGATTCGACCTGTCTGGATGCCTGATTGCCGGAACGTACTCCGGGGCAACTTCCGTGGACATGGTTCGGTGCGTTGGCGTTGCGGGTATTTCGATCAACGGCAACAAGTTCGACACGCTTGCTGCTGTACAGAACGACATTCAACGCTCCATGATCACGCTTTCCAATCAGCCGCTCTATTCCGGAGCATCATACACGTATGGCTGCGAGGGTGTGTCAATCACGGGAAACGGCTTCGAGGTAACAAGCGGATTCACTTCGTACACCCATGCCAGAATCATTCGGATCGAGTACGCGGCATCTGCCGTCTCGATAACCGGAAACAAGATGTTCCACCGCAACAGTTCGGTTGAACCTGTCGAGATCATCACAACCGATGATGCGGAGTCGCCAACGGATAGTGGAAGGATCAAGAACATTGGTTTCTCCAACAACTACTATGACGGCATCGGCGGCAGCACAAAACTGGTCAAGTACAATGCTTACGTCGGTGGAAGTCCAACGGCAATCGCCTATCATGCCAACCGGGTGAACATCAAGAGCCTGGACTACGAGCCGATGCAGGTCCAGTTCTACGAGCTGAACCTTGCCGCAGGCGGGTCCACGTTCATGAAGTGTGGAGACAGTTCCATCTATGAGTTCTATATGCCCAGGGACGGATACCTTCGCGGCATTTCGGCGCACCTAAACGCGGCGATCTCGGCGGGAACCATCGAGTTGACCATCTTTGGTAAGCAGCTCGATGTGAATGTGCAGAACGTCGCTACGTGGTGGAACGATTGGGAGGTCAAGGTCAACAAGGGCGACTACCTGCGCGTTCTGTGTGAGCCTGATATTTCCGTGCTGCCAACCGGAAGTCTCGATCTCACGGTGCAAGTGTTCATTGCCCTGGACAACAACGACCCGATCTGATTAGGCCCAACACGGCAAAACTCGGAAGGGGGCGGCTTCGGTCGCCCCCTTTTTTTGTGGCTCGGACCCATCCGGACCCTGGCTGGAACACGGTAGCACGATTTGCTGGAAAACCGACACGCCCATAGACAAATACCGACGCGCGAGTGTCTATGCCCATAGACACTTTGATGCGAAAAGGCAAGAAATCCAGATTTCTAAGTTGTCCATGTTGGAAAACCAGGTTTTTCATTCCGATTGAAAAACTTTGAAAATTGAAAAACCCAACATTGTTGTGCCTTAACCCAAGATTGTTGTGGTTTATTTAGCCGATATAACATCGGGTATTGACTGCGTGTGTTGACATTGCGTATTATTGTCTCGGGAGCCGAACCCACAGTCACAATGCAGCCTTCTGTGCAAACAGTCATATCCATAGGCAGGACCGCTTACTTGTTCGCAACGACATATCCAGAAATCGTCGTGGCGTTTCTGTGTGGTCTTTTCCTGGGCGTACTTGTTGCTATACTCACGATCGAGAGGGGCAGGGCTGTATCGTGTGGTGTTCGGGTTCGGCAATACGAACATCAAGTAGAGCAGGTGCCAGAGTATGTTTCAGCGTCCTTGTCCGCGCCCCGTATACCACCGTCCGGTGAGTAGCGTGGCGAAAGAGAAAACCATCCGGTGTCGCAGGTGTGCGGACCAGTCCGATCCACACGCAGATCGGCCCGATTGGGGATACGACCTTGTTGTGATCGGATCGCACTACTATTGGGTGTCAAATCCGGGTGGCGAAAAGGAGGAGGTGGCAGCATGAAATCAATCGCATTTGTGTCGGATGACAAGGAGCAACTGAGGAGGGCATTGTTGTTTCTGGAATCGACTGAGAGGTACAAGGATGTGGCTGTCGGGTGCGACAGGGTTATTCAGCCTTGGCACGACTGTGTTGTCACTTGGGAGGATGGGTCTTGGGGTCCGCACAAACTTCGAGACGGGCGGGCAACTACTAGCCGCCACACCTCCCTCCGCTCCTTCATGCTTGCCGTGATTGAGGATATGCCGGATGAGCCGGAGCCGATTATGTGGGACGGTGATCCTGTCCTGTTCAACGATGGATCTGTCACGTTAGGATCGAAACAATGGGCAACCGTCGATAACGGCACCATCCTCGCCATTGCAGACCGAATCAGGGAGGGGCAGGGATGAAGTGGAGAATCAAAAAGGACGTGTCGGGGCGGTATTGGGTTGAGGGGTCTTGGATGTGGTTCCTGTTTGGCTTTGTGACTCACGTTGTTGGGAAGCACGGTGAGCGTTGCGACACCGTCCCAATAGTTGCTTACGAATACCCATACTCATGGAGCCACAGAAGCCTTGATGAGGCAAAGGAGGCTTTGACAAAATGGGTCAACTGGAAAGACCCTCGCGACACCGACGAGATCATATATGTGGACGTAAAAAGGGCACCGAAATGAACAGTATCGGCTACCCCGCACACGGACGCGGACCACTCGCACCGGATGAACCCACCGTGATCTGCTCCACCTGCCACGGAGCGTATTGGTACGAATCCGATCTGAACGAGGACGGAGAGTGCCAGGACTGCGCGATCCGGTCCCAAGACGACTGCCAGGACTGCGTGAGTCAGTCCGAACCGGACGAACCGGGCATGGACTACCCGATGGACATTTTCACGCGACCGCCCCAGGGTGGGGTTGTTCGCATAATCACTCCACGATAACAAAAGCCGATTCATCATGGACCATATCTCATCACAAATTGTCATTCCGGAGTTTTTCGATACTGATGCACTCCGATTGCCCCCGTACATCCTCTACCGCGTGGATGGAGGCGACAGGTACTACTACCGACCGGACATTGACCGCTTTTTCCGAAGCGTGACCACGAAGGGTTCCGCGAACCTGCCCACCCCGTTCGGCATCAAGGAGTTCATGATGCGCGAGGGTCAAGACTCGATTCGCCAGCGGGACGAACGCGCCGCGTTTGGCACATTCACGCACAAACTGTTTGCCGAGGTGGTAATCAACCGCCGCTTCGATCTGGACTCGATTCCTGATCGTGTGTCAGACGAGATTCGCGGTATCAGCCCGACCCTGCGGGCAGACTTCGACGAGTGGGTTTCGGCAACAAGGCAGGATGTTCTCTCGATTGCCGCTTTCATGCAGGAACGCAACGTGACTCCGCTTGCGGTGGAGGTGTGCCTGTGTAACGAGGAAGATGGTACGGCGGGTGCGCTTGACCTGGTGTGTCGCATGGATGTTCAGGTGGATGCGCTCGACCATGACAACCCGTACAAAAGTGGGGCGCGAAAGGGTCAGCCCAGGGAGGTCAAGAAAACCATTCGACCCGTTACCATTCTGGATTACAAGTCCAGCCGGAAGGGGTTCTATGAGGCCCATGAATTGCAACTCCACCTTTACAAAAGGATGTGGGATGCAAACTTCCCCGACCTGCCGGCAGAGGTGGTTGGCAACATTGCCCCGACCGATTGGAAAACCACTCCGAAACTGACATTCAAAGATCAGACGGATTCCAAGCAGGCCGACCTTATTCCGGAAATCCTTTCGTTGGACGAGAAGCGGTTTCCCCAGGAGCCGTCAAAGCGACTGGTTGTGTCTGGTTTGCTCGATCTTGACAGCGACCTGTCATCATGCTACACGTTCAAGGATGCGCGGGAAATCATCATGGAGCCGGAGTCCGACCGTGTAGACGAGGAGGATGTGGAGGTGGGGGAATGAGCCGTATCGTCCGCAACAAACCCAAGTCACTTGGGCCTCTCCCGGTTGCCGGGAAAATAAAGATTGGGAGGCAGGTTCCCATTGGTGGTGGAAAGAGCCGCCCGGAAGCGCTGGATCACTTCATCGCAACCGGGCGGTACGCCGCCCATTTTGATCGCGCCTTTCCGGAAAAGACGAGCCAGCTCACAATCACGTTTGCAAGCGACGATCCATCGTTTTCGTGTTCGGAGCGATTGGAGTTGCGATCAAAGGATGGGCTTGTGGCGCGTGGTGATGGTGTCCAGTTTGAGGCGTGGTCATCGCATACGGACTCTTTCGAGCCGTTCACGCCGACTGATCCGGAAGCATGGATGAAACAGGCCGCAGAGAAAGCCGGGAAGCCGTGGTACGTGGTTCTGGACCTTCGCTTCATCATACCAGCCATACGAGACGTGGCGGCTGTGTGGCACCTTTCCACGAAGGGTGAGCGGTCATCCGTTCCTGCAATCAGGGACACCTTCGACCAGGTTCTTGAATCTGCAGGAACGGTCATGCGGATCCCGTTCGACCTGAACGTGGAGATCGTGAAGGGGCAGGGACTGAAGGCCCGGAGATTCCCTGTAATCAGCCTTGTTCCGAACATTGGTGACGATGCAATGGAACAAGTGAGGGCCATGCTCGACTCAGGAGAGCGAATCCGGGGGCTTCTCACTCAAGAGCGGCTGATTGGTGGCGGCAAGGAGTATGAAACGTCTGTCCACCGGGGGGATCATGCCAAAGAAGATTGATTGGGTTTGTTACGTCACGCCGGACGGTAGGCTATCCAGGACGAAGCAGGAGGCTTTTGATCGACAAATAGCCATGTACGCGGACAGCAATGTTCGCTTGCAAATCGGAAAGCCAAAGCGGTCAAGTGACGCAAACAAGTACTACTGGTACGTCATAAAGACCATACAGGCGGCAATGGCAGAGGCGGGGTACGCCTACTCACAAAAGGGGCTGCACAAGTATTTCAAGGAGAAATACCTAAGCGTTGAAGCGGAGGTGGTAATGGGTGTATCAATCACGCACGAACCATCGACAACAAGGCTCGATTCGACGGAGTTTTTCTACTACGTGGAGGCTGTAAAGAACGACGAGGCCGTGCTTGTTCTTGGCATCAACTTCGATGACCCGCCAGATCGCATGACCTCTTTCTCCATATCTGATCCGGTGTAAGCAATGGCGGGTAGACCGATAGAGCCTATCAGGATCGACTTCATGGCGAGATACCCCGCAAAGTGGCTGTCCGTCAAGGGTCCGGGGTGCTTGTCCCTGGAGGCGTTTGGGGCATGGAACAAGATAGTGGACCTGATGTGGGTCGAAGGTGATGGTGCTGGTATGCTCGAGGGTACACCGGCACAGTTGTCAAGGATGATAGGAGCGGATTCCATCGAGCAGATGGAGCGCATTGTGGATGAAATGGAATCCGCTGGTATAGGGCACATTTCAAGGGACGGAAACAGGGTCCGTTTTGAGTCGCCAAAGATGCGACGGGAGTGGGAAACGTCGTTCACGAAGATCAAAAAGAAGCGCACAAGGGACAGGAAATACCAAGAGGAAAAAACCGCCCAAAAGGAGCAGAAACGTATTATCGTGAGCGAGAATGAATCGAAAATAGAGCGAGAAGTGGGCGAATCCTCTTACTCTCTCTCTATGTCTGATTCTAATAAAGAAGAAAAGGTGTCGGCTGTTTCTGTTTTCATCGCGCGTACCGGGTGGATTCCTCCGGGGCATTACCAGGATATGATCGAGAAGTCTGTTCATAGCCTGTCTGTGTGGGATGCTGTGGTCTGTGCCTGGATGGAGGAGGGGTGGAAGAAAACGAGCGTGGCGAAGATGCTTGACAGGTACAAGCGGGAGCGTTCGTCTGGAAGCGGTGCGGCGCGGGCGGCAAGGAAGAAGTGTCATAGGTGCAAAGAGAATGAGGCTGTGCCACCATTCCGCGTCTGTTTGAGGTGCAAGGATGCGATTGACGAATCGTTATCCCCCAAGTCCAATACGAGCGCACGAAAAGACGAATATAGCCCACCGGAATAGCCATGATTGAGTCGAGGGATTCTGATAATTCGGAAATGTACCGAAGGCTGGATCGGGGAAAACCCGCTCGCGGCAACGGTAGAAGGCCCACCTGCTCCCGATGCCTATTGAGGCCAGAGGGAATACCTGGCACAGAATTGTGCCATGACTGCAAGAAGCAGGTTGACATTGAAAGGGCAGAAAGAGACTTGAGCAATTATGAACCGTTTAACTGGAAGGGATGACCAAATGAAATCAAAGCACCTGGATCACCTTGTTCGTGTTGTGGGCGATGCTTTTTCGATTGAAAGAGACTACACAAACACGAACCTAAAGAGGCCGAATGAGAGCCAGGCAAGGTCCATGTTGGTGTACCTTGCCTCAAAGATGTATCCGCAGTCCGAGTCTCATGTGTGCCGCCGCCTGGGTGTTAAAACCTTGTCCTATTACACCGGGGTCCATAGCACGTATCTCGCAATGTCACATGAGTACAGGATTGCGATGGAGCGTGTAAAGATCATGATGGGCGGCGGGCGTGATCTTGGCTTGTCCACCATGATTATTCGTCTCATAGATGAGTTTTCGCGCCTCCTGGGTGTTGATCCGGATGAGCAAAAATCAATACTGACAGAGGGTACTGACGGAGCGTATATCCAGGGCGCGATCATTCTTTTTGTGCAGTCCCACCTTTTTGTTACCCATCAGGAGATAGAGTCTGCTCTGGAAGCAGGCATGACCAACTACTCGTCCAGGTTATCCCGAACGTCTATTGAGGGAATGTCCCATGATGCGCCCACATTCCGAAGGTTGGTTTCCGCAAGTGCAGAAAGCGTCCGGCAGATAGGGTTTCGTGGTGCATGGATGAGTCGGGTAGTCCCTGCAGCAACTCCCACAGAAAGAGACTCAGAGGCCGCAATAATGGCTGCGACAATAGCCACAAATGAACTGGGACTACTTACGCACTCTGCAGCAGGGACCGCCCATCCGTTTCTTGGGAAAGTTACCAGGCTGTCAATGGCGCATTTTTTCAGCGAGTATTACGGCTGGACAGTATCACGCATCAGCAATTCATTCCCAGGGGTTTCTTACACCGCATGGAGCAACGCCACAAAGAACTCTGACCGCTGCGAAAGCAACCCCCTACTCCGCACATACACCGCGCCCGTGCTTCACGCATTGGACACACGGCTTACCATTTCCACCGATGGGGAGTCATGGAAAACAAGCGACCCGGTAATAAAATGAAAGACGAGCTGATCCGGATTGCAAGGTGCGTGTCCCTGGTTACGGGGGATCCATTTCGTGATGTTGTCTCCGGCAACCCTGCGGAAAGGCTTTCGTCCATGATCTTCCACGAAATAGCGGGGATGGTCCTATCTGATGCCATGATGGAATTGGGAGCAGTAAAAAAGTGTCCCATTCCCGGTGTTCAGCCCTGGATGGAGCCCGGATACACAGAGGCGAAAAGATCCGTTTATGAATTGATCCGGTCGAATAGGTGTGTTCCTTGATCCGCTGGAGCCCGATTTGTACTATGTGTTGCCGATTGTAAAAACATGGACAGGATTATGATACTCGACGAAATAGACGTTCTCACAAGAGAGGGTAAACGCGCCCGCGCCAGGTGGCAGCGGGTCAAGAAGGAAGCACAGGAGCAGGTTGAGCGGTTCGACGAAGCCGATCATGGGTTCATGCGATTGGGGTACGATGTACAACTACGCAACGGGACACAAGATCGGCTTTTTGTATTCATAGAGAAGTCCGCAACCGCAACAGGGCTTCCCTCTCTCGTAGATGACTACGAGGTGGGGCGCAGTTTCGATGATCTCATTTCAGACTATGATTCCGGCGACCCGGTTGTTCGTGCCAGGGTTGTTATTGCAATGGTCATCGAGGGCGAGGGGCGGTACAGAAAAATATGCCGCATCCTACCTACGGTGCTTGCCAGGTTCAAGAAGAACCAGTCCGAGCACATAAGGCGGTGAGGCTGATATGACAAGCGACGAGATTTTGCTCGAGATCGAATTGGAGACGGGGGTACTCGTTTCGGAGATCAAAGGACGGGACCGGAGCGCCACGGTTTCGGAAGCGCGACACATGGCTACATGGTTCCTTTGCGAATACATGACATCGTGGGGCCATCGGCGTGTGGGAAAATGTCTTGGTGGCCGAGATCGTAGCACCGTCTATGGTTCGGTCAAGATGTTTGAGAGTCTATACGAGTCGGACCTGGTATACCGGGGTGCGGCAGACCGCATCGATGCGAAACTCAAGCCGAGGGCTGCTGATCGTGGGGAGGGCTCATGTTTCGCCATTGCTCCCCCGGCCCAAGAGATTTCAATTACGGTGAACGTAGCATGAGAAGGATTGAACTGAGCATCACGGCAGATGGGGATCTGGTGGCCTCCTATGCCGGCGAGTCCGTCACGTTTGATCGATTCGACGTGATACGGCGGCTGCATGATCGACGCGGACCGAAAAACCTGACACTTGCAGAGTGCCTTGCTATGAGGCGCGATAGGAAACGAGGTCAGTCCGTGCCCGAGCTCGCGGGGAAGTACAGCGTGTCTCGCCGCACGGTATTCAGGATTACAAGCCCGAACTGGAAGTCAGGATGATCAGATTCAAACCAACTTTGCGAGGTAGTCATGGGACAGGAAGGAACATGGATTGATTGGAAGAACGAGCCTGCGCTGAAAAAGCACTTCCACCCGAAGGGTATTTACGCGAAGGTGTATCCGGGAGACTTCAACCACTTCTGCGATTCGGTTGTCGAGATCGCCCTATCCCGCTCCGGTGGGATAACGGAGGAACGGCTTCAAGACCAATACGAATTGACCGGGACATTCTACAAGGGTACGAAGATGATCCCGCTCGTTGATGTTCTCGCCCTCATCGGTGAGCAGGAATCCCGTCCCGATTCGTCCAGGCGGGTTACGGAGGTTCAGATTGAGGGGGCCATGCTCGAAGCGTTTTCTTTTATGCCAATCAAGATCAAGGAGGGGAAAACTCTTGACGCAAAGCGGGTTTTTCAGGCCATGTGCAAAGCGGAAGAAAAGATTGTAGCCCTCCTATCCGGTGAACCAACCAACGAGGGGGAGGGGCGATGATGGTCAGACCACTCTATACAGTCTCCTTCGTTGGGAAGAAAGCAGGAAAGCCAAGCGACATAGCATTGGTCCACTACAACGAGTACGGGGCACACACCTTTTGCGGCAAGAGTATCACGGAGGATTGGTTCGTGCTGACAAACAGGAGAGACGGCCATGCCAACTGCCCAAGATGCGTTGCAAAAAACAACCGACTTACCCCAACCCCAACCCAAACACCAGCCGACGATGAGTGATTTCAAAAACAAAAGGGTTGTGATTCCACGCGGAACACAGATCCACAGCACTCATCCATCACACGACAGGGACGGGCAAACGTCAACACGAAAGCAAATTGTACTGGTCCATGATTCTGATGTCTGGAAGTGCCCAAACGCTCAAAAGATGGATTGCATCAAAATCCTTTGGGTTGGAAGTGGCGGGTACTGGAAATGGGCGTGGTTTCCTCACGACATAAAACTGGAGGTAGTTACCGACGATGACTGACACGAACATGGAAAAGAAAACATACACAACCGAAATGATCTCGGGCGCAGAGGCATTATTCAGCAGGCTCAGAGAGGCCGCAAAGCATGACGGGACAGCATCGTTTCCATTCCTTCAGGCGGTACAATTTGAGATTGATGAAATGCGGAAAGCAGCCCGCCCCGCCCCCCAGATGGGAGAGGATTGGGTAGACGAGTTTATAGAAGCTGAAATGCCCCGAATGGCAGCAGACAAACAACTCGTGCGGTTAGCAAAATCCCTGGAAGCCCCGGTCGTTTACTGCGAAGATGCTGAATACATGATACGCGAGGCCGTTCGCCGCGCCCTCTCCACGCGGGTCGGTGTGGATGTAGAGAGGATTATGCAAGCATTTCTGCGTGATTCAGAACAGATGTTTGGATGGTCAAAAGATGAAGCGATAGAACAATTCCCAAGACTTTCTGCCGCCCTCCAATCCGAACAGGGGGAGGGATGATACCACGCGACAAGAAATATCTGGACTTTGTGCGGGGGCTACCGTGCTGCATCTGCGGATCGAAAGCGGAAGCGCACCACGCCGGGAGGCACTACACCGGGGTTAAGCCGAGTGACTACACGGCAATTCCATTGTGCCACGTTCACCATATGGAATTGCATCAGATAGGGCACATCCAGTTTCAGAAGAAACACGGCACTTCACTCACGCGGGAGATTGCCGCGTGCCTACACCTTCACGTAAGCGGCTCACGCTTGGAACTACCGAACCGGATATGAGACAGGAGCACAAACTAGAAAAGGTGAGAGGATGACCCGCCCCAACCTGGACCATATCGAATCGGCTCTATCAGGAGAGCCACAAACCACGCCCGAACAGGCTGCGCTTATTTGGCGCGTGAAGGCTTGGGCGGTGCTGAAACTGAAACGGATTAAACGGAGGGTGCTGAGATGAAAGCACAATACGACGACATTGAAATCAATCTGACAACCAGGTACAAAAAAGCACTGGTCGAAGTGGGAGAGTCCTTCTTGCAGATGATGCGAGAACAGGACACCGGGAACGAGGATTGTTGGACATGGTGTGAGATAACAGTTGGCAATCTTGCTGAGTCTAACGGGTTGTCGTTCTATTGCGGCGGCGATGATGACCGCCCGGACGGAATGGCATACGAAGTTGTTATTCGGGGCGAACAGGAGGCAAAGACTGATGAAAACTGACTGGATGAAAGAGCCGGAGATTACCGAGTACCTACATGGATTCAATATGGCGCGAGAAGCCGTGAATCTCGACACGGTACCCGAACTATTCGTGGAGGGGCTTGCACAACAAGTTACTGCCATAAACAGCCGCAAGATTGCGGAGCGGGTGGAGGGGTTGGATAGGTACAAGCCCGAACTGTTTACCCATTCGGGGATGCAATTCGCGGGTATGTCAAAGATGGTGTGGGACGGGAATTACTTGAAGGTAGATGACGCACTCGCCGCTATCAACCACGACACAGATTCGGAGGACGCGGAAGGATGAGGGTAAGACACCTATTGTGCGCGGTATTTGGGCACATCTACATTTTCGACAAAAAGGAATACGGTACAGACCGCCTACGATGCCGTAGGTGCCAAAAATACTATTGGGTATGAACGAGGACAACGACCATGAGTGAACTACTTGAACGGATTGAGAAGCGGCTAAGGAAAAAAAACTTCATGTTCCCAACAGGAGCAATGGAGACTATCCTTTCCATCCTCCGCGATGAGTTGGGGGAGAAGCGTGACCATACAGCGGGGGGGTTGCTAAAGGCCGATCCGCGCCCCCGTTGTTGGTTCTGGTACACCGAGCAGCAGGAGCCAGTAGCAATCAGCCCCGACAGGCAATGGTACGATGAGCGTGGACAGATCAACGTGATCCCAGCAGATACAGTAATGATTCCATTGCCCCGTTTCCCAATGGATGTAGACGGAGAATAATGATGAAAGCAGTTCCCGTGTTTTCAAGAAACTGGGGCAGTTCACTCCCCCTCCCGTTCGGACTTGTCCCAAAGAAGTTCAGGACGCACAAGCGTGGAAAGTACGCGGCTGGCGTATTCACTTGCCCCCATTGCAACCATGATAGATGGAATGACAAATCTGGTCCGATTGGCATCGCCAAGCACTCACACAAATACATAGATGGGTCAACCGAAGATCAGGCTGTATGGGTGTGGGAGTGCCAGAAGTGTTTTGAATACTATTGGCATCACTTATCTAGCGGAGAATTTCAGACATACCGCTGCCGATTTGAACTATCCACCCCAACCGGAGACAGCCACGATGAGTGAACAGAAAACGACCGGGATTGATTGGAAAAGCCCAGACGGGTTGATGGCACAGATCGAAAACCTTTGTGCCACAGAGTATGATCCAATCTTCAATGATATTGCTGAACTTGCTGCCAAAGCACGAGAAGCCCTTGCCACTCGCCCCGCCCCACAGGTGGGCAATGACTTGATGGGATTGACTGACGATGAGTGGCATGAATTGGTGCTTAAAGCCTATTCGGAATGGATGGGCAGGGGCATTGAGCCGATAGAAACTATCCGCGCCGCATTACCTGCCGCCCCACAGGTGGGGGAGGCCGCCAAACATTCCGCTGGTTGGGGTATGACCATGAGGCGGCAGGTCGAGGAGGCAATTGAGTGGTCTGAGGGTGGTATGTGGCTGCCGTGTAGCGGGTGCCTTGAAATAGGGGAGTACGGATCTGTTTTAGCCGGAGGTCACAGCGACATCTTCGGAATGACCGTTGGGATGGGCTGCTCAGAATGCGGCGGCATCGGCGCAACATGGCACGAAGAAGATCCACATGCGGCTTACACAACAGAGGCGTGCAAGGAGATGCTGAGAGAAACGGGCGTGCCCATCACTCCACAGGAGGAACCGTCACAGGTGGGGGAGGAATGCCAGAAATGCCACGGAGACGGCATGATAGATGGTCACGGGACAATATGCGATTGCGAAGATGGCGCTGACAATCGCGCCCTCTCCACGCGGGGCGGTGTGGATGTGGAGAGGTTGATGGATCGAATGGAGTGGAAACAGGACGAATCCGGCGATCCGTGTGTCGTTCTCACGCAGGACGATCTTCGGGACCTGTTGACCGCCCTCCAATCCGAACAGGGTGAAAACATCAACACGGAAAAGGGATGAGCAAAGCAGACCGAAACTTCCTACGAAGAAAAAACAAGTGGGTCACGCCGCTTTGTCACCTACCGTTTTTCCAACTCGAAAACAGGTTGGAATCCATGACAACACGGCAACTCAGGGCAACCCTGAGGGTCATGGACGGCCTCACAACATCGAACTGCTGGTGGGCAGAATACAATTTCGCCAAGCGGTACAGAGGTCGCATTGTTGACCTGTTGGCATCACACTACCGCTTCAGGCTTCCCGCCCAGCCACCATTCCAATCACACACAAACACGGAGGGAGAGGGATGAAAGACCTGCCGAAACTAACGCACCCATATTGCACCAATGATCGCTGTTTGGTCTGCCTTGACGACCACCTGTCGCTTGGGAAATACCTTGATAAACAAACAGGAAGGAATGACTTAGATCATCTTGGGAAATACCACAAGTGGCTATCTGACAATGGCATTCCAAACGAAACGGAATACGGGTGGGCACATCCTGACGCATTCCTGATTGAAAATATCAGATCCTATATTTCTCGGTACACGGACCATGACTAACACCCCACGCCTGATCCGCATTCAATCACACAACGAGCGAGGATGAAGATGAATAACACAACGAGACGCATAGCGGCTTGGATGTGGCTGATAGCCGCCGGGATTCTGGTTGCATTAGGCCGTCCTGATGGAGTGTGGATATTTATTCTATGCGCGACCATCTGGTATTCAAGCGTGGAGAACGAGCGATGAAACTGATACGCATAGTGAAACTGCAACGAGTCCCGTATGGTGAACTGGATGAGGGAGATCGGTTCGGGGTAATTGTGTTCGGCAAGATGCGCGAGTATACAAAGAGGTTCGACGGCGATGTGCGGCCCGATCAGGATAAACTTGCCCTCGACACCACCAAGTACCCGCCCGAATCAGAGACGTGGAACGTGGAAGGGATTCAATTCGAGCCATTTGTTCGAGGCCCGCAAGGGAAATGCGCTTGGATGTTGCACGGCATCTTCGACGAATCCGAAATCGAAACCCGGTACATATAGCCACAATCGAATATCAACTGATCGCACACCTATATTTGGTTTGGGCCAAACAGGACAGGAAAAGATGTTTTTTTCGGGACAAAAAAAGGTAGATGATGACCTTGCGATTTTGGCAGAGTCAGAGTTCAACCTGTCTCCATTTCCCAGGGCAATAGTGTCCGAACATGGCACTGTTGTTCGGTGCAACCGAGCATTTGCCCGGTTTCTTGGCCTATCAGAATCAGAAATACTATCAAAGCCCGCTGATTTTGTTGAGCTGACGCATCCGGATGATGTTTTTGATGATGCGACCGGATTTGTGGGGATAAAGAGTGGGGATATAGACCACTACTTTATAGGCAAAAAGCGCTGGATCAACAGTATGCGCGATGTGTATGTGCCTGGTGGCCTAAGCGTGTATGCGGACCCAGAAAGAAGAACCAGGTCTGTTATGGCGGTCATAGTTCCTGAGTCGCCACTTGTTGAGGAGAACAGGCAACTAAGAGAGACGATTGTGGCTTTGAAGCAGGCTTTGCGGGCGATCGGTGATCCGGAGATTCAGGCGCTAATCGACAAGGTTCACCAGGGAGGCGAAGGTGATGGACAGGATTGAGCGCATAGTCATTCGCCTCGATGCGGAAATGAAGGCTTTGGATGCTGATGTTCAGGAAACCAAGAAAAACGACCTGATTTTGGTAGAAAAGGTTGGGGGATTGAAGGCTGACGTTTCCTTGTTGCGCGACCTTATCCAATCCAGGGGCGGCAGTCTTGTTGAGACAAGCATTGTCCCGCTGATCGAGGTGTTTTTGAAGGCCAAAAATGTCGCATACATAGTTGCCGTTTGCTTTGCGGTAGCGTTACTCTGGTTCGTCATAGCGCAGGACGGATTACTTATCCTGCTAAACGCAAAATGATAGGAGGAAACCCCATGTCACATGATAGCATCACCCCAACAAGCCCCGACAAAGATCAGAGCGTAACGGATCGGATTGCCGAGTCGGAAGTGTTTGACAAGATCACAAGCGGGGCAGCAGACCTTTTGGAAGAACAAAAGGATCGGCACATTGACACAGCCGTCGAGTGGGTGCTGGAAAACTGGCCCCAGCTCATCGAGAAGGTGAAGTCTCGTAGGCTCCGGTGGCTCCTCAAGTTGGTTCCGATCAAGCTGGTTTCCAATGAGGTTGCGGAGTTTCTGATTGAGGCTGCAATCGCCTTGTTCCGGGGCGCGAAGGATCGCGTCCTGGCAATGGATGGAGAGGAAAACGGATGATCCCCTCTCCCAAGACGGAAAGCGAATACCCATCCTCGTACCTCGCTGCCGCAAAGGTGACGGCGGGGTACGAAGGTGGTCACGCTGACAATCCGGATGACCCAGGCGGCGAAACCATGCGCGGCGTGACCGAGGCGTTGGCGCGGAAGCACGGGCACGAGGGGGAAATGAAAACCCTCACCACATGGGACCAGCTCTACATTCTGTATGAGGAGTTCTGGCGCGTTCTTGGCCTGACCCGGATTGCAGAGGCGTACAGCCAAGAGTTGGCCCAGGAATTATTCGATAGCGCGGTATTGTGCGGACCCCGAACAGCCGGCAAGTGGCTACAAAGGATTCTCAACTCGTTCAACAAGAAGGCCGTTCTGTATGATGACCTCGATGTGGACGGGATCATTGGTCCAGCCACGCTACGAGCTCTGGATGCGTTCACGCGATACAAGTACCCATTCACCCGGCACATGATTGTCCGCAAGATGAATGATATGCTATCGGTATACCTCCTTGAGTTGACGGAGCAGAACGACCGATACGAAACATTCATGTGGGGATGGGAAATGAATCGGGTCCAATAGACAGGCCATGAACTTCCGCGACTTCATATCAGCAGCAAACCGATCAGAAAGGTTTTACCTGGCATCAATCATCCTGGCGTTCATGTGTATCTACCATGAGGTGTACGCCGCCGGATTGGCACTCATCCTGGTGTCAAGCACCGAAAGGGTTGTGGGTGTCATTCGTGAGCAGCGCAAGCCATGACCATCCTCACCTACGCCATACCCATTGCCGCAATCGCATTGGTGATCCGCTCCCTTCGTGGGCTGGCAATCATGCGTGACAAGATCGAACAAATGGAGGCGGCAGAACGCACGGCATGACGGGTTAGGGTTTGCGAAGATCAACGGTTTGGTGCGTTACATTGAGTCCTGAACTCCCACAAAAGCGAATACTCGTTCGCACAGTAAAATGGGCCTATTCGGGAACAGCAAGGACAAGAAGAAGGCAGACAACGCGATGAAGTTTGCCCGCCACGATACGAAGGAGATTCGTACTGGCTTTGAGCAACGCCGCAACAACCTGCTGAATCAGTCGGCAACCGACACCGATGTATTCCGGGCCGGACAGGGTGTGCTTAAAAACATGATGCTCCAGCAGGGTCGCCGTAACGACCGGGTGGCAGCTCGTTACGGTGGGACAGGCTCAGAGGTGGCTCTGGCACAGGGGAACAACATGGCAATGACGCGGGCTGATTTCCTTCGTCGCCTGATGCTCGATTCCGAGCAGAACCGATTGGCCCAACTTGCCCAGGCTGATGCTGGCGTGATGAACAGCAACAACAGTCTCAATGTGCTTGCCGGCGGCATGGTTCAATCTGCAGACCAGCGGGCAGCTCGTCGGGCACAGATGATTTCCGGTGCGCTGCAATCGGGCGCAATGGCATTTGGGGCGTAAACCATGTCTTTTCTCGTTGATGATATTCGGGACGGGGAAAAGATCACGGCACTCCTGCCACAGGTGATGCCAACTCCTGATGCCCCCGACTTCCTGATGCCGGAGTATGCCGTCGAGCTGGATCCCAACGCACGGAGAAACGCGGCGGGGTCGGATCGGGGCAGCAAGCGCGGTATACGTGGAAACCAGGTGGCGGCGGGAGTCGGCGCAATGTTGGCCCTGATGTTTCCCGATGGCGATCTTGGTGCGGCTGGCGCGGGGCTGGCCCAGGGTGCGGGGCGCAACGTGTCCAACCTGAAAGAACTTGAGCGGGCACGATCAGAGCAGGAGCAGGAAATCGCCCTTGCCATTCGTGAAGCGGACGCGTTGCGTCAGCACGAATTGATGGTGGAGGAAATGGGCGTGGTCGCAGACCAGATCGAGCGGGAAGAAGAAGAAGTGCGGGCGCAAGCCGACCATGAGCGCAAGAAGGAGTTGGAGCGGTACAAGATGGAGTTGGAGGCGAACCAGCCGCTTTCCGAGTATGACGAGGCCGTACAGCAATTTGAACTGGACAAACTCCAAAAGGAACTTGACCGGATTGACGCTCAGATCGGCAAGGAGAAAGCCCTGGCGGGCAGGTACAGCCGAGAGGGTACAGGCCGCAAGCCGTCCGATGATGTAGATGCGGCCTACGTGGACGCTCTGAACGATGACCTGGAAAACATCGAGGCGCAGATCGCCCAGGGGGTAGGTTCCGTCAATGCGGCGGGTGTTTTTGAGGGATTGACACAGCAGGAGTTGAACGCTCTACGCAAGGAGCGACGTGAGCTGATCCGCGAGTTGGGCGACCGGGTGCGGGCAAAGGAAGCACCGGGCGATGACCAGGTAGACCCTGCCGAGGATGCAGAGCGTAAGCGGCAGACGGCGCGGGGTAGTTTCCCGCAGATTCTAGAGTCGATGGTTCCGCTTGTTCTTTCCGGAGAAGCACAGAGAGAGCAGATCGACCAACTCATTATCTCTTGGCTCGATGGTGGGTACATCAACGATGCCGAGGCGACAGGATTTTTGGAGGCAGTAGACAACGCGATTGGTGGGGGGCAGTAATTGGAACCCAAAGACCCAATCAGAGAAGCAAGGGAGCGGCTGAGAAAGCGTGGCGTTGTGACGGGCATACGTCCGCTGTCAGGCGACCAGGAAAAGCCGCAACAGGAAAGTGATCTTGTTGCACAGGCCCGGTCCCGCATTGCCTCTGCATCCGTCAAGGGACAAGAATCTCCGGCTACCGTCATCCCCCCTCCATCGGTAGCCGAAACACCGGACCACATTCAGGAAACCGTACAGACGGGCGACCCCGCTTCCCCTCGCCCGCTACCCACTACGGTTCCTGCCCCGCCGCCTGGTAATCTGGCTGAATCGGTCGATGCCAAGGCGATCATGCGGGGGTGGTTCGGTATCTATGCTGACGCGGTAGAAGGCTTTCCGCAGTTGTGGAAAACAATACAGGCCGTGTCTGCCGGGGCAACGCCATCGGGCAACAACCCGAACCTTCGCGCAAAGCGCAGCGGGATTGTCGCCGGCAAGGAGCGCGATGCGCGTGAAATGATTGCCCAAACAGCGTCCGGAGAATCCCCAACAGCGGGGGCGGCGCAGTTTGTGCGGCAGTTTGCGCCTGAAATCCCGCAGGACTACGCCAACAGCGTTCGCGGACAGATCATGCAGGGCGTGGGTTCGGTTGGTGCGTTTGGTACAATGGCTGCAATCAACCCGCTACTTGGTCTTGGAACAGGATCGTCGGCAATGGGCGCAAGTGGTGTGAAGGCGGCAAAGTCTGAGGGCGCAACAGACCCGCAGTTGGTGAATGACGCTGTGCTGAACATGATGGGCGGCCTACTTGAGTCCATCCCGGCAGAGGCAATGTTGGCGCGAGGTGGTCAGCTGGCTATCAAGAGGGCCGTGGCAAGCGATCTTCTTGAGCCAATGGTTCGTAGGCTGAACAAACTACCGGAGGCCAAGCGCAAGGCGGTTTCGGTTGCCCTGGGTACTCTTGAGGAAATGTCACAAGAGACGTTTCAGGCGATCATTGCGAACATTGCCCGCCAGGACCAGAACCCCGAAGTTGAAATCACGGAAGGGGTCGCAGAGCAAGGAGGAATCGGTGGCGCAGTTGGAGGAATCGTTGCAACACTTACCCAACTTCTACCGGGAAAACACTCTATCAATACCCGGTCCCGGCAAGGGGCAGAGAGCGATACACAGACGGGAACTGATGACCCGGATCAACCATCTGGCACAGAGCAGGACGAGGGCGCAGCGGTTGGCCCTGTGGTCAGAGGCGATGTTGGTGGTGATGAGGATGCCGAGGGCGTACAGCAGGGCGATTCTGAACTGATCGACGTTCAGCCCGTCATGACGGATGAGCAGCGGCAGGAGTTTGTCGAGGAAATGGCACAGTACGATTCCGGCACCCTGGAACGTGTTGCCGCATCCGGTCAGGCGACAGATGAGCAGATCCAGATGATCCGCGACGAGATTGCCCGCAGGGCGAGCGAGCCCGATTCCGAGGATCCGTCCGAGTACGCCAAGAATATCAGCACGGAGGAACTGGAAGATGCGGTAGAGAACGCAAGAGACGTATTTACACCGGAGGAGATCCGCGCTTTCGAGCAGGAGATCGAACGACGAAAGAACAACGATGATACCGAAGCCCCCGTGGGGGCGAAGCCCGCAAAGCCTGATGGAATCACCCCGCCCGATCAGCCGCAAGGCACTTATGGAGTATCACCGCAGACGGAAGGAGGCGCTGTACCTGTTCAGGGAAGAACTGATAGGGAGGGAGTTTCCTCAACCCAACAGGTCATCAATGGTGGGGTGGATGTTTCGATCGAAGAAGAGCCCCCGACTCCCATAATGTCACCCGAGGATGCGAATGGGGGCAAACTGAGTGATGATCCCGGAAAAGACATAGGTGGAAGGCGGGGGCTTTTGACGTATATCGGTAGAATAACCCTGCCATCTTCTATCGTGGGGAGGAAGATTGATCCCGATGAGGCCGATCTCGAACTTGATAGAATTGAAATAAAAGCCGAGCGGGGAGACATAACGGGCGAATGGCTTGCAAGCACATCTATCGCGCAGGGGATGGGTACGGGCGATTTTGCGATGTTCAAGAAGTCGCTCTATTCAAATCCGAAGCAAACGATACAGGCAATCCGAGATGGAATTGACAAGGCGCGTGGGGCCAAATCAGAGAAGGCTGATTCAGTCGTGCCGAAAACTGCGAAAGCAGAGACTCCGGTTCCGGATAGAGGACAGCAGACGGGTGGCATTGATTCGCCAGGACAGGAAGTGGGCGATGGACCCAACAACCAAGCGGCATCCAGCGATCAAGCAGTATCCGGGGATTCCAATAGGGACGAGCTGACAAGCGGTGCGGACACGGACCCAGAAACGCTCCCTGTTCGGAACGTACCGATTGCAAGCATCCAGACTGACGAGGGCAGATTCCAGCCGCGCGAGGCGTTGTTCAGCGAGGAGACGGCAAAGAAGGTCGCAACCGAGTACGATCCTGCCAAGTTTGACCCAATCCTGCTCTGGAAGGATCCGGATACAGGAAACCTGATTGTTCTTGGTGGTCACTCCCGCCTGGAAGGAATGAAGCGCAGGGGCGCAACAAACATTCAGGCGAAGGTTGCAGAGGTGAGCGAGGATGAAGCCCGAAGGCTTGCCGCGACCGACAACGACAAGGCAACGCAGCTGGAGGACTACGAGCGGGCTGTGTATATCCGTGGTCTGCGTGAGCAGGGCAAGACGAAGAAGGAGATCAAGGAGGAGGCCGAATCCCTGTACGGCAAAAACGCTCCGACCGTCATTGCATACTCCTACCTGAACCCGGAAGGAAAGGCGTTGGCGGCAGTCCGTCAATTCCGTGCGAACACGTCCGGAGAAGGCACGGATGCTTCGGTCATGGCGAAGTGGGTTGGCGAGGTCATGGGTTCCGTTCCCGGTCTGTCTAAGTCACAGGAAAATGAGATTTGGGACTACCTGAAAGCGGTGTACAAGCAGCGCGACAACGCACGTACACAGGCCGGGTTTGTCGATTTCGTCCGGGGCCACATCGAGCGCGTGTCAACGTTCGGCCAGATCCCGGAACGGTTGAACCTGGACAGAATAGCATCAAAGTCCCTGCAGGAGATTGAGATAGACAGACAGGTTCGCGGGGCAGAAAAAGATCTGCAAGATGCTATTGAGCAGAGGAACAGCAAGCAGAACGATTTCAATAAGCAGAAAGAGGAATCGTCAGACCTGACGGACGCAGACGTTGTAAGGGCATTGATGCCGTACAACGACGCGATCAAGGCAGCGCAAGCCAACCTGATCCGAATAAAGCAGGAGGCGGGACGAGCCACGAGGGAGGTAAAAAACACACAATCTGGCCTATTCGGCGCGATTGACCCGGCTCCGATCAATGACAACAGCATCAAAAACGACGCGGAAGCACTCCGCAAAGCAGGTGTCGATGATGAATCAATCCAGAAAGCCGAAGGGCAATCGGAAGCAACCCGCAAGCGGGTCGAATCTTTTACGGAGGCTCTTGAAAGTGAAGTTGAAGGCCAATCCGGACCAGAAGAAGAAAGCAGACCGAGCGATACGGAAGCTGACGAAGTAGCAGCCGATGATTCCGGCGAGTTTGCTGTTCCTTCCCTGTACTACGAAATGCAGGAGAAGGGAATAGGCCAGCACCCATTGATGGAGTCGGAAGCGAGAAGGGCAAGAGAAGATGACACCAAAGATGGTCGGCACAAAAAGAGATTTGATGAACTGAAAAATCAGATCATCATTGCCAGGGGTCGATCAGTAGGGTTGCCGGGGCCGAAGTCATGGCGTGGCGCACCGCTCATGGCAATTCAGACGGTTCAAGGGGCAGATGGAAAGTGGATGTGGTATCACGATTCCAGCGTGGTTTCGTGGAGTGGTCCTGTTCGTGGAGAGTTTGACACGGAAGCCGAGGCGTTCAATGCGGCAGTAAGCCAGATGCTACAAGACGTTGATCGGTATGCAGACGATACCAGCACCGGAAGAACGAAAGCCAACAAGGTCAAGAAATGGCTGTCGAAGCTGTCCGTAGACCCGACAACGATTGATCCCAACGCCCCGGATGTAATCAACTACACGGATCAGCGCTATCCGGACAAAGACCTGGCTGGCAACCAGCGTTGGGTCCAGTACACAAGTGACCCAAGCTCGCTACCACCATTGAAGGTGAAGCATGGAGCGACCTATGCAAAGGGTCTATCTAAAATGCCAGCGCAGAAAAAGCCCGGCAAAGACGGGCGCGGCCTGTCGCACAATGAGGTGACGCAAATCATTTCCTGGGTGTCAAACAAGAGGTCCGAGGGTGTCCCAAAACACGCAAGGCGCGAGATGGAACTACTTGAGCAAACATCCGGTGCGGCGGGCTTGTCAGAAGAAACCGTCACGCAGCAGAGAAGATTATTCGCCGGGGTGTACTACGGGGCGTGGAGAGCGCAGATTGCAAAAGACGAGGCCGAGCAGGAGCGGATAAAACGGAAAAGCCAAGCAAAAAGAGGCCCTGTTGAAGGCGGTATTGTCTTGGGGGATCGCCTCTCGTTTGTCGTTGACGGCGAAACGTACACAGGAACAGCGTGGGGCGATCAATGGATCGGTGATACAAGCATTGACATCATCCCAGATGATATTTACCGCTTTTTCGGAACGACCAAGTACGACCCAAACAGTAGGGGGCGCATAGCGGTACGTCGAAAAGACGTAAAGAGAGTCAAATCGCCAAAGATTGATTCTGCCAATCCGAGCAAAGAGCAAGCAAGAAAGCAGGTTGAGTTTTGGCAGGCCGAATGGGACAAACTTGATGGTATTGCCAGAAAGATGAACAAGAAACTTGGTTACGACACCAAGCAGATTAAGTCATCTCGTGAGCTTGGGGCTATCAGCAGGGCAAGACAGATTGTCGAGCAACGCCTTGATGAAGCCAGGAGTGTTCTTACCAGGGTGATGGACCAAGAGGATGCACAATCCAAAAAGATCGACAAGGCCCAATCAGAACTCGATTCGCTCTGGAAAGACTTCGGAGACAAGCACGGCGGCAAATTGTCTGCCGGATTCGATCCACAGATTGCCGCTGACGCAGCCCGGATTGCCGCTAAGTACGCGGAGTTGGGGTATTTCAAGTTTCGCAAGTATGCCGATGATGCTATCCGCATGATGGGCGAGAAGATCAGGCCGTACCTGCGCGGGGCGTGGATTCAGGCCAAGACCTTCTATGCACAGTCCGGTGATGCAGATATGATCGCAATGGCGGTCAAGATGGATGACCCGGATACACAAACCGAGCAAGACAATGACGCACGTATCGGACGCGACATGGAAGCGGATCGCGCAAATGGCGAAGAACCTTCCGGTCGAAATGAAGGAAGCGATGATGCTGCCGGAGGAGGAGTTGGCGGTAGTGATAGACAGACAGGCGTACTACCTGCGGAGGATGGGATACAGCCGGAGAGCGGTGTCGGCGTTCCTGGAAGCACAGGTGTCGATACGGACCTATTCGGCGGTGCAGCCAGTAGTGACACCACAGGAAGCGGCAACGATTCCGATTCAGGAGCCCAGCAATCTATTTTTGACGATGCGGAGAGAGCACCTGTTGTCCGAAGAACAAGTGGAGGAACTGAGGGGGGCGTTATTGTCACCCGAAGCGATACGGACGCTGCAAAGAGCGATGAAACATCATCGGGAATCGAAAGCCGCCTGAGAGCGCAGCAGGAAGCAGAAGGGCGGGGCGTTGTTCCGGCTGACGCAGCCAACATTGCCGAAACCGTTCCGATGCTTCTTCCTGAGCAGCAGGAGGACGTACTGAAAGCAGAAACGCGTTTCGAGGGTGGCGGCAAGGGCTTTCTGTTCACGAACGCAACGGGCACAGGAAAGACGTTCACCGGGCTGGGAATCGCCAAGCGATACTCGATGCGCGGGCTTGGTCGAATCCTGATCGTGGTCCCAACGGACAAGAAGGTGGAGGATTGGATTCAGGACGGCAAAATGCTGAACCTGGACATATCTCGCGTGGAGGACACCACATCGAGGCTCCCACAGGGCGCAATCATAACCACCTACGCGAACTTCCGTCAGAACAAAGAGATTGAGAAAGAGGGCTTTGACCTTGTTCTGTACGACGAGTCCCACAAACTGAACCAGGGGCAGAACGGCAACCTCAACTCCGGAACAGCACAGCACTTCATTACCACGGCGCACCCGGATTGGGCTATCCAGAAGATCGTCAAGAGTGATGCAAAAAGCGTTCGGCTGCGAGAGGAGTTGGATGGTCTGCACGACCAGCAAAGTGAGCGGGCATGGGAGATCCGTTCCGAAATGAAGGCGCGGGAGGAAGAACTTGCCCGCGATGCGGAAAACATTTCCGATCACACAAAGGTTGTGTTTCTGTCCGCAACCCCATTTGGGTATCACGGAAGCATCACCTATGCCGAGGGGTATCTGTTCCGCGCCGACAAAGAGGATGACGGGGGATACAATTCGTCATCCGGGCTCGATGCGTACCTGCAGGCCAACCTGGGCTATCGGATGCGCTACGGGAAACTGACAAGGCCGGAGTCCGGGGTTGACCAGGCGTTGCTTGAGCGCGAGTTGTTTGAGCGTTGGGTCCGGGATGGGGTTGCAAGTACCCGGAAACTGGAAATTGACCGAGATTACAGCCGCGACTTCGTGAAGGTGCCCGGTGGTATTGGTGTCAAGATTGACGAGGGGATTGAGTTTCTTGTCTCAGGAGAGGGGCGGGATAAGTACGGCAAACTTGCGGAGAACCTGCGGAAGAAACGCTGGACTTTCCTCAGCATGGCAAGGCTTTTGGAGGGGATCAAGGCAGAGGCAGCAGTAGACCGGATTTCCAAGCACCTTGAGTTGGGTCGCCAGGTCATCGTGTTCCACGGTTACAACAAGGGCCGACCAGAGCATCCATTCCATCCGAAAGACGCTGACACGGATGTTATGGAGGAGTATCAGATGTTCAAGGAGGAGCGTCCGGACTTGGCGAACCTTGATATTCAGGGCCACTCCAATGTCATCGACACCATCACCCAGGCGTTCGGAGAAGAAAATGTCCTGCTGTTCAACGGCAAGGTTTCTAAGCGCGACCGGAGGCAGAATGTATCCGAATTCAACAGCGGAAATGCCAAAATCATCGTAGTGCAGGTCGAGGCGGGGAAGGAGGGAATATCCCTGCACGACAAGAAGGGAGACTCGCAGCGCGTTGTGATGCAACTTGGGCTTCCCGTCAGGCCGACCGACGCAACCCAAACAGAGGGCCGCGCCTATCGTTGGGGTAGTGCGTCAGACGCGATATTTGAGTACCCCGTCCTGGGGCTGAACTTTGAGCGATACATTTACTCCGACAAAACGGGGCCGCGCACAGGAACAGCCGAAAACCTTGCAATGGGGAATCTTGCGAGGGGGCTGGAAGTGGCGTTCAAGGAGGGTTATCTGGGGGCAGAGGCGGTAGACCCGAATGTGGATCAGGGCGTGGGCGGGAAGGATCTCGATTCTTCGGTTGTGGAAACGTCCGAGTTTGACCGCGCCCGCACCCTGTACTACATGAGGAAGAAGCGGGATGCTCGTACCAAATCAGCCGAAGGGATTGATTACTACGCCACGCCGGAGCCGCTTGGGTACAAGATGGTCGAGTGGGCCGGACTGCAACCGAACGACGATGTTCTTGAGCCGTCAGCGGGTCATGGGGCCATTGCGCGCTTCCTTCCCGCGACAACCAACAACACCCTGGTTGAGCCTTCGTATGCGCTTGGTAGCGAACTGTCGATCAACGCCGAGGGAAATCACCGCATGATCCGGTTTGAGGAACTTCATGTGGGTGGAAACAAGTTTGACGCAATCCTGATGAACCCCCCCTTTGGAAAGGGTGGAAAAACGGCAATGGAACACGTTGCCAAAGCGTACAAGCACCTTCGTGACGGCGGCAGAATCATAGCAATCGTTCCTGGTGGCCCATCAATGGACCGCAGGGTGGACAAGTGGGTGGATTCCGACGAGTCGAACGGCGCGGTCATCACCTGGAAGGTTTTGCTTCCGTCCGTGACGTTTGAGCGGGCAGGAACGAAGGTTATGACGCACCTGGTCATCATCGACAAGCATCTTGATACAGACAGGTCAGACCGCGCCAACTCTGTCAGTCGTTCGCCTTCAACTATCAGCGCAGACTCGATCGAAGATTTCTTTTCCCGGATTCAGGATATGGGCGTTCCGGATCGTATCCCGGTCATGGCTCGCGTAGAGGCGGTAGAAAAGGGCGGCTCAATCGCAATGTCTGGAATGACCGTGACAAAGACCACCACCGTAAACGGTAAGGACGTTTGGGAGGTGAGCGGGGATACATACCCATTCAAGGATGTTCTCAGGGCAGCAGGTGGCAGGTTTTACCGACCAAAGAAAGTGTGGTCCTTCTATGACGGTGATCCTACGAAACGTATCAACGAGCTGCTGAACGGTGCCGACAACACGATAGTCATGGAGGGGGATGAAGGGTATTTCACTTCTCCATCTGTTCGTGAACTATCCGGCAGACAGGGAACGCTCAAGCCGTCAATGACACAGATAGAGTTGTTCAGGACGGATTTTGAGGTCAAGCGCGATCTATTTGCAACGAGCCGAAAGGACCAGAAAAATCCGAAGCGACGGGTTGGAAACAAGGAGGTAGAGCCAAAGGGTCATGTTCGGCTGGCGAAGGCCATAGCGGACGAAATCATTGAGTACGGCACTTCGCTCATTATCGGAAAGAAGGCATCTACCCCGGAAGATTTGGCAGACCTGGCGCAGATTTACAGAGATCCCCGCGTGGAGACAATGCGCGTTGTCGTTGTGAAGGACGGCGTTGTTGTTGGTCACGTGGCCTTCTCGTCACGATCTCCGAACTACGTCAATTTTGACAAAGAGACAATCGGGACACCCGATGGCTTTGTGCGCCACGTTGTTACATCGCACGGAGGAGACGGGTACTACCTGATACATAACCACCCATCCGGCAGGCCAGCACCAAGCAGGCCGGATATTGCATTGACACATCATGTTTCAAGTAATGTGCCTGGGTTTCTTGGTCACATCGTAATTGACTCATCTTGGGCTGCAATAATTCGGCCCGAATTGGTTTCGCGCTTGAGGATGATTACGGACCCGCTGACGGGTATGCGTTATCTATCCGGTGACATGAATCCCGATGATTATTACACCCGGCACCACATCCAGCCAGAAAACCGAGTTGACGCCTCTGCATGGGAGCCAGCATCGCCACATGGTTTGATTGGGCGGCAGATTTATGGTACTGCTGATGTGGAGGGAATTGCAACCGATTTGAAAGCAGAGGCGGCGCACATTGGGAGCAAAACGGTTGCCATTGTTCTGCGTGGGTCAAGGGGTGATGTTGTGGGAATTACAACGGTTCCTATGCAGTTTCTTGATATGGGTGCGCGGTTTCGCGCATACATTCGATCTTTAAAAAGAACGATGGGGGCTCCGGATGCGATAGTTGTTGGTGTTCCTGAACCCGATGGGTCCGGACCTGTAAACTATGATTCGGTAGCATCGCTCATAAGGGATCACAGCATACTCGATGCGGTGGCAATGTCTGGTTGGTCGTACCGCGCCGATGGTGTTAACCCGGACAGCGAGGACTCTGTAAAGACAAACATTGTTCGCGTTGCGGAGCCGCACCCAGGAGTCACCAAAACCGAAAGGTTCAAGGAGTGGTTTGGCGAGTCGAAGGTGGTGGGCAGGGATGGTAGCCCCGCCGTTCTGTATCACGGCACAGTCGAGAACTTCGACACATTCAAGCATGGCGCATCAAGGCGGCGAGACAAGGGTTGGTTTGGGTATGGATTCTATTTGACGGGTAGCCCGGACATGGCTTCTTCGTATGCCGCACCAGAATGGGGTTCGGGATTTCAGGGAGACAGAGGGGGAGGGAGAAACGTCATGCCGCTTTATGCGGCAATTCAAAACCCATTCTACGTGGACATAAAAGGACTGTCCATCAATGACCAAATGAACTACACGGACCAGTACGGGGGTCCGAGAGCGTTCACGGATTACGTAAAGGAGAAGGGTCACGATGGAGTCATCGTATCAAGGGGCAACGCAACAAAGGAAGGGACGTTTTTTGAGGTAGTTGTATTTGATCCAGCCCAGGTGAAGTCCGCTACTGGAAACAACGGAGACTTCAACCCGCAAACTCAGCTCATTCTCTTTGAGCCTGGGGCCGAATACGGCACATCGAGGGATGCGTACAAAGCCGAAATAGAAATGGAGGACAGCACCGGATCCCGCGGGGTGTCTGCTCTTGAGGTAATGGATGCTCTTGCCGCCGTTGTTCGTGCTGCTGGCCTTCATGTGCCCTTCCGTCATGGGAAGATGGGTCCAGGCGGTAAACGCTCCCACGGTTTCTTCAAGACGCGCGAGGGCGTGATTCGGACACAGGATGCGCTTGACCTGATTACGGCAACGCACGAAATGGGCCACGCTCTCGAGAAAGCCGTTTACGGGTGGCTTGAAGGGTCGCCGTTCAATAACAGCAACGGGTTCACAAAGGAAATGCGGGCCGAGCTGCTTGAAATGGGGAAAGCCCTATATGGCGACAGAAAGCCCAACGGTGGATACAAGCGCGAGGGATGGGCAGAATACATCCGGTATCTTATCGGGGCGAAAGAGGGCAGGCCACAAGAAGTTGCCCCGAACCTGCATCGGTGGTTCACTACCGTTTTCCTGCAAGAAAACCCTAAGGTGGCTGCGCGGCTCGAAACGGCGAGAAAACTGACGGTCCAGTACCAGAAGCAGGGAGCCGTCAAGCGCGTTACGCGACACATCGAGGGAACAGACAGGGCGATTGACCGGGTAAAGCGCATTTTCGGCACCGGATTCCTTCGTCGTGCAATGGATTTTGTGGCGAAAGAGGTCACAACGGGTATGCAGCCCCTTTACCGCCTGTCCAAAGAGGCAGAGAAGTCATTGGGCCGACCGCTTGCCTCCGGAGAGGATCCGTTCATCATTGCCGAGGCGCACCAGAAAACGCACGATGCTGTTGCCGAGTTCATGGTCCGGTTCGGGACGAAGGACATAAACGGCAACACGACCGGGGAATCCCTGGAGGCTGCGCTGGAGACAATTCCCAAGACCCGTAAGGCCAGGTGGGAGTTCACGGCATACCTGTATGCGCGTAGGGCAATGGCGTTGTGGGAGGGTGTCACGAATCCCGATGCGGACGGCAAGCGGAAAGAACGCGAACCAAGAAACCCAGGCATTTCATACGAGGATGCCAAGTTTGTTTTCGAGAAACTGGATTCTCCTGAGTTCCGGCTTGCCGCAGAGCGTGTGTACGCATGGAACCAGCGGGTGCTCGAGTACGCTGATCCCGTATTTGGTGGAAGCCTGTCTGAAACCACATTCTCCGGAGACGTTGGCAACTACATTCCGCTCAAGCGCGTGTTTGAGGAAATGGACGATGCGGCACGGCGGGCCAGTCGGTCCAAGATGGGCGGCGACCCATTGCAACGCCTGAAGGGGTCCGGACGGCGCATCCAGGATCCGTTTACGTCCATGATTGCAAAGGCCGCACTTGTTGTCCGAAAAACGCACGAACGCCAGATCGTCAACTCGATTGTGCGTCTCTACGAAAAGGCACAAGACCTGGGTGGCCTTGTTGAGCAGATCCCCAGAACGAGGCTTCCTGTCCAGGTGTCTGTCACGGATGTTCTCGCGCAGCTGGAAGAAATTGGCTTCGATCCGATTGCCCTGCTCGATGCCATACCGAACGAGGTTATTGATGCCCTGGACGAGAATCCGGAAGCAATCGAAACCGCATTGCGCGACAATCCTGCATTGCAGGAGAAGTTGACGTTCTGGATGCCAAACTTCAACACGCCGGATGGTTCATACGTTGCAATGCCGACAGATGAAGGTGTGAAGTGGTATTGGATGGACAAGAGCCTCATGGAAGCCCTGGGCGCACTTGATCCAACCCGTCTGCATTGGTCGCTCGATCTTACGCTCGGCACGTTTGCCCGCACATTCCGGCTTGGGGCGACTGGACTGCAGCCAGCGTTTGCCCTTCTCACGAACCCAGAGCGAGATACGCCAACCTTGTTCTCGCAGAGCATCACCAAAGCGGGGCCGGTCAAGATGCTTGGCGCATTGGCACGGTCGTTTGCAGAAGGTTTCATGGTCCAGATGGGCCGCGACCGATCCAAGTACCCGTACTACAACCTGTTCTATGGATGGGGTCTGGAAATGGCTCAGTTCTCCGGGCAGGATGTTCGGGCACAGAAACGGGCGGCACGGCGGCTTTTCGAGGGTAAGGCGGTTCGCATCATCGACCCGCGTAATTGGGTGGACTTTCTTCGTGACATACTCCAAATCCCGGAAACGGCAAACCGGATCACAGAATTGCGCCTGATCCTTGATGAAGCGGGCTGGCGACCCGGCGATCCGATTGACGAGGACTTGATGTTCAAGGCGAAACTTGGATCGAAGCGGGTGACAACGGATTTCACGTCGCAAGGCCGCATCATGCAGGTAATCAACCAGGTGGTCCCGTTTGTCACAGCGACGATTGGTGGTCAAAGGGCGTTTGTTCGCTCATTCAAGACGAATCCGAAGCGGGCGGCGACCGCAAGACTTGTTTACGCGATTGCGGCGATACTGTATTGGTGGGAGCGCAAGGATGAGGAGTGGTACAAAGACCTTGATCCGGACCTCAAGTACACGTACTACTTCTTCCCGATGGGCGATGAAGTGATAATGGTCCCGCGTCAGCACGAATGGGGTGGTGCGTTCTTCACGATTCCAGAGGCGATCTTTGATTCGGCATACCGGGAGAACCCGGAAACCGTCATGGATGCAATGTCGCACCTGTCCGAAATGATGAACCCGCTTGGGCTTCCGGTCCCGGCACAGGTTATTTGGGAGCAGGGAAGGAATTGGAGGGACTTTTGGGACCGACCAATCGTGCCGTTGTCTCTCCAAAGAAAACCCCCGGAGGAACAGTTCACGCCGTACACGGCTGGCCTTGCGGTTGAGTTGGGACGGATATTTGGTGTCAGCCCGCTACGCATCGAACACGCGATCTATGGCGTATTCGCCGGGATCGGTCGGGATGTGATGGACTTGTACGACCTCATGAACCCAAGGGGCGACCGTGTTGAAAGGGAGCAGGAGCCGGCAGACCTCTACGTTGTCGGTCGTCAGTTCGCCAGGGGCGGCAAGGCGGGCACATCGAGCAGATCAAAAGCGATTGATGACCTCTACGATGCCCTGGGCGAAGCGAGGGTTCGCTCTGCGAGTGACGCGAATCCAGAAAAGCCGGATGAAAGGGCCAGGAGGCTCATGCTTGAGGATGCCGCCGACGCACTTTCGCTTGTGTCGTTCTTCCGAAATCAGGAAACAGACAATGACAGGGTGCGCGAGCTGACAATTCTGCAGCGACGGATCGCAAAGACGGCCCTGGACGCGGCGAGCGCTGGTCCGGAAGCCGTGAGAAACCACCGGGCGCAGTACGACAAGATTGCCCCGCCGAAGCCGTACACGCCAGGGAAGCCGGTAAGCCGAGAAAACAGATCGGTGTCGGCAGAAAATGCGGACAAGAACGAGTACCCGTTTGAAATGATGCAGACCCGATTCAACGAAGTCATATTGCCAGCACTCAGGAAGAAAACGGAGGATGCCTTCGATGAGTAGGAGGGTTCCTGACAAATTGAAATCGAGCGCAATCACGCTTTCCCGGTTTGCCATGCAGGGCGGCAGGCGATCAAAGGCCGCTGCCGCCAAGTACGCTGCCGAACAAATCCTCGAAATGTACGGGGAGAAGGTGTCTCAGCGGGCTATCGAGAAGTGGATGGATGGGGAGAACGTGGACACCCTGACCATTGAGGAGGCCATTGAGGACGGTATGCGGATTGCGACCATGTTCCGATCCCTCACGCACGACATTCTTGGTGGCGTGACACCGGCAAAGATTGAGAAGGCCGACTTGCGGCAACTGATGTTGTCTGCGGCGATTGCCACGGACAAGGCCCAACTCCTGTTTGGGCAACCCACCTCCATCGAGGGTGGACAAGAGGAAAATCCATTTACAAAGGGGAGAATAGACCATGAGCGGAAAGCGGATCAAGCAGATGAAGCGCAAAGCGCGGCAGGTTCAGGACGCTCTAATCGCGGCAAGCGTGGCAGAAACGCTTGAGGAGCCGCTTGTCGAGAGGATGAAAACCGCCCTGTTTCTGGTTTTCAAGGGCAAGTTGTGGCTTGCGCGGCTGACGGCATGGACAATACTGATTGTTGTTGCGGTCAACGTGTATTCGGTTCGGGATGAAATGAGAGAGTTTGTCCAGGGGCCGGTTTCCTTGTTCTTCAAACTCCTGTTCTCATGATTACCTACACCTACAAGCGCGAAGATGGAAGCACCTTCCAGGTGAAGCAGCGGATTACGGACAAGAAACTTGAAAGGTGTCCGGATACCGGGCAAAAGGTGGTCAGGGTCATCAACAATGAAATGCCGACGCACTTCTCGCCGGGTCGGCACGGCTGGCCCGGTCAGACCATTTGAAGATCAGGGAACGCATAGCAGAAAACGAGCGGCGCAACGCGGAATTGCACAGCAAGTACGATCCATACGTGGGTATCGGGTCGCACATTGATCGCGTGAGGATCCCGCTTGGGTTTTCGACCGTGATGCCAACTGGCACGGTCACGGACTGCGTGTACATTCCCCAAAAAATGATCGAGGAGTGCCCCGTTGTTCAAGATGTGCAGAGGGATGGGCTGTCCGAGTGGGCCAGGAAGAACGGATACGACACCAAAACAGCAGAGTCCAAGTTCAACGAGGTCAGGTATCAGTACGACTTTGAGTTCTGGTGCGTCATGAAGGCAAGGATCAGAACGAAGAAGGGGGAGATTGTGCCATTCATCCTCAACAGGCCGCAGCGCATCTATGTTGCAAGGATGGAGGCACAGCGCGAGGCCAGGAAACCCGTTCGTATCACGGTCCTGAAGCACCGACAATGGGGGTGTACAACCGTTTCGTTCACCTACATTGCGTGGCATCAGATCGAGTTGTGGAAGGGTCGGGATTCCTGGTTCGTTGGGCTGAACAAGGACGGTGCAGACGATGTGCGAAACAGGTACGATGTGATCCGAGAGGGGTGTGGGCTTCACCTGGTCAACTATGACAGCGGGGGTACAACAAAGAAGATCCTGGAAAGAGACTGCCTGGTTTCCATCGGGACGGTTGAGAAGCCGAACGCACCATCTGGAAGGCCGGCCCAGTTCGTACACCTGTTTGAAGTTGGGAAGTGGCCCTCAAACAATGTCGTGTCCGCAGAGCGCGTGTTTCAGAACGTGGGGGCCATGATGGTCGATCAGCCCGGAACGGTTCAGATTGTTGAGTCTACGGCCCAGGCATCCACCGGGACTTACTTCAAGGCGATTTGCGACCGGGCGCGGGCGGGGAAATTGGCCTACGACTTCCTTTTCGTGTCGTGGATTGATGATCCGCAGTATGCAAGGCCCATCGAGTCCGGGGTGGATGAGTTCGTGGCATCATGGTCGGAGTTCCCCCCTGGCGTTGAGTATGCCGAAACCCTGTGGGAGTTGGGCGCAACGCTCGAGCAGATAAACTGGTATCTGCACCAATCAACAAAAGAGGCGTACATTGACCTGTGGCGACTCATGGAGGAGTTCCCGTCCACGGCAGACGAGGCGTTTCAGACGGGTGGGAAGCGCGTATTTCCGATTCCGCACGTTCTTACGGCAAAGAAAACGTGCCGCGCACCATCGCTCATTGGCAACCTGGTGTCAGAAGCGGAAACGGGGGCTGGCGCACTCAGAAACATTGCCTTTGAGCCTGCCCCCAGGGGTCCGCTGTCCGTTTGGAGAAAGCCTGATGATGACTACGGTGGCCTCCTAAAGAGCCTTCGTATCAGCAATCGGTTCATAATCGGGGTTGATATTGGACCCGGTACATGGGAGGGGGCAGACTACCACGACGGGACGGTAATTGATCGCGCCCCCATTCTTTTTGGCGGCTTTCCAGAAGTTGTCGCGGAGTGGCACGGACACCTGGACAAAGACTTGTTTGCGTGGCAGATAGCAAGGGTCGCGGCATGGTACGACGATGCACTTCTTGCCGTGGAGGTGAACAGTCTGATCGAGGACAACGAAACCCGGTATGATGGTTCGCTCACAATCCTGGACACGCTCTCCGAACACTACGCCAACCTGTATATACGCGAGGTGTACGATGCGTCAGAGCAGAAGATGACCGACAAGTTGGGCTTCCACATGAACCCCGCAACAAAGGGCGAGGCTATTGACCAGTTGAAGCGGGGGCTGCGCGAGGCCCACAATCAAGCCGAGGGGCTTCCGGCAGACGGCGGGCTGATAGAGCGGTGCTTTGAAGCCTGCAATGAATATGACACCTACCTGCACCATGAGGACGGGTCGATGGGGTCCACATCGAGATCCAAGCGGGGAGACAGGGTACTGAAGGATGACCGCGTGATCGCAAGAGCAATAGCCATGTTTCTGCACTTCAAGGAGCCATTGCCCACGTACCGCGAGGCGGCGGCCCGTATCAGAAAATCAGGAGGGATGGTTTCGGGAATATGATGCTGAAAGAACAGATGCTCAAGAAGAAGGAGGCTGTTGACGATGCAGCAAAAGAGGCCCGCTTCCAGGGGGCAAACGCTTTTGAGAGGCTTGTCCGGGCGGGCCAAAAGGGAGACATATTGATTGCCGAGCTGCGAGACGACGGGGTTGTTTTGGTGAAGGATTTTCAGGGGGGCGCAAAAGCGAGGAGAGGTTAGCGAATATCAACGGACCCGATCCGTATAATGCATCATGCGAACGGCATACTCCGTTTGCGGTCCATGTGACCAAATCGGCATAGCCACACGGCTGCAAGGGCGCGGCTTCACGAAATGTGAGGTCGCGCCTTTTGTTTTCTATGATTTCGACACACACAGAACGGGATCTGTCGCTTTCTGAGCGCATCGAACTTCTCATTGCCGGGAAACTGGACGGTGACGAAGCGCGGCGTATTGGGTGGACCCTGATCGAGCAGGGGGCCAACGCATACTCCCAGGGTGAGTCGTACCGGAGGAACAGGATCGAGGCTCGTGACCTGACGCGCGGGTATCATTGGCAGGATACGGTTCGCAATGCGGATACCGGACAGGAGCAGAGCGAGAAGGAGTATTTGGAGGGGCAGGGCCGCGTTCCGGTTGTGATGAACCTTGCTGGAAACATCATCAACAATGTCGAGGGGCAGTTTCGCCAGAACAAGTCTGGGCGGCTGGCTTACGCGGTTGAGGCCGACGATTCCGATGCTGTTGAAATGATAAACCTTGCCAGGAGGGCCGTTCGCCGGTACAACGATTCGGAAATGATCGAGGCTGATAACTTCCGGGAACACGTATCTGCCGGAGCAGCAGCCTTTAAGTCAACTATCGTTTGGGACGCGCGGCTGAACAGGCATGAGGTGAAGGACTCTGTTGTTGATGTAATGCGCCTGTTCTTCAACCGGGACATAAAGGACCGTCGGTTCAATGGGCTGCGGATTATCGGGGAGATTCATGACGTTCCCATCGAGGACGTTATTGCGCGTTTTGCCAAGAACAAGTCGGATGTTGCAAGAATCCGCGACCTGTACGAGAGCAGGCGCGATGATGACCAGATGCACTCTGACGTATTCGATTTCGACGCGCACTCCGGGCTGTCCTTCCTCTCTCCCATGAGTCCCAACCTCTGCCGGGTTGTTGAGATTTGGAAACCTGTGTACAAGTGGACCCGGCGTGGTTTTGACCCGCTCTTTGAGCATATGCCGGAAGGGTTCGGGCAGACGAGCCTTTCTGACGCACAGATCAGTCGCATACAGAACAAGCGCAGAGCAGACTATGACGCGGGAATGTATCCAGGATTCCCGTCTGCCCCGATCATGGAGTTGGACGAACCCAGGTATGAGCCTGTGTTCCACTACTTCTTCCTGACCCCGTTTGGCGATGTGCTGAAAGCGGGGGAGTCACCATATCGTCACCAGGAACACCCATACACCCCAGGGCTTGCGCTTCTTGTAGACGGCGAGACTTGGGGGATCATGAACATGGTCCGCGATATGCAACGGTGGGTCAATCGCATCCTCGTCCATATCGACGCGCAACTTTCGTCCGGCGGCCAGGGGCTTCTTGTTCTCGATGACGATGTGCTGGAACAATCCGGCCTGTCTGCTGACGATGTGGCATCGGAGTACAACGACCCCAGGGGCGTTCTGTCTCTCAAGAAGGGGAGAACATCGTTTGACAGTGCAATCAAGCAGTTGCAGGGGCGCGGGATCCAGCCGGGATGGACGGAAATGCTATCCGTCATGGTGGACTCAATTCGACAGACCTCCGGTGTCCAGGGCGCGTCTCTTGGCGAGAAGCCCGACTCTGGAACCCCGGCAACACTTTACCAGCAGCAGGTTCTCCAATCGTCCCTGAGCGTCCTTCCGTTCATGCAAACGTATTTCGAGACGCTACGCCGCAAGGACAGAAAGGAGATACAGTTGATCCTCCAATCGTTCACGGAGAAACGGATGTACTCTCCGGAGGGTGGTGGTAGCAGGGTTTTTGACCCGTCGCGCATTGTCGGAATGGATTTCGACGTGGCAATCGGTGACGTAACCGACACAACGGTTTACCGCCAACTTTGGGAGGGCGACCTGCAGAACTTCCTCAACAACGGATTCTTTGGCCCCCCTGGACCACAAGCCCTTGCGGTATACCTCAAGGCATCGCAGCACCCGCAAGCCGAAACCCTACTTGCGCTTTTGCAGGGAACGGGCGATGAAGGTGGAATGGGTGCGTTTATGGCACAACCACAACAGGCACAGACACAATGAAACGCTTTTTCAGCATGATTGGACCCCTTTTCACGCCACCCGATGACCAGGGCGCAGAGGGCAATGAGTCCTTCTTTGACGATGAGCCGTCCTACGGCGGGGCATCGGACGAGTTTGACGCGCTGATGGATCAGTACGACGAAGCCGATCCGGATTCGCTTCAAAAGCGCGTAGCCGCGCGACAGGAGGAAATGGGCATCGAGCATGACGAAGGCGGTGATCCGCAGGATGAGTCCCCCGCTGACGAATCTGGCGACGATGCCGGCGAGGAGGGTAGGGATACCACGGCAATACCGGACCTGACGGACTTGCTCCCGGAGGGCGCGGTGGTGGAAACCATTGATGATCTTCGCACCCACATTTCGCTCATGGCAGACAGCCACAAGGCTCTGTCTCTGTTCAACGACCTCGTTGAAGGTGACGCTGCCCTGAAGTCCTACCTTGAAATGCGGCAGGCGGGCAAGGACTCTCGTTTTGCCGCATCCGAAGCGTTTTCCAGTCTTGTCGAGGCTCCCGACCCCGACCTGGACCCGGAGGGGTACGCGGACTGGGTTTCGGAGCGAAAGTTGGCAGACGCGGAGCGCAAGCGTTCTGAGCAGGCAGATTCTGAGAAGAATGACCTGCTGAAATCCATCGCGGACCAGGCCCACAAAGCACTCGCGGCTACCGTGCAGAAGTACGGGTTGGATGATGACCAGGCAGACGTTCTTGCGTCCAAGTTTCGCTCCATCGCGCGTGGCGACCTGCAGACCGGCAAATTTCCGAAGGACGCATTTGATGTGATCTACAACGGCATGGCGTTTGAGCAGACCAAATCTGGCGTGGATGCTGTTGTGAAAGCCGTTGAGTCGGGCCGGATCAGCACGATCAAGCCCGACAAGTCCGATTCGCCAACCGTTGCCGCCCTCAAGGCCGCTGTGGTTAAGGCGTATGCGGCTGGCGGCAAGAACGCAGGAAGAAAGACCGAGCAGCGGTTTGAGATTCCTGAGTTTGATGGGGGCGGCGGCAATCCTGACATGACCGAATCCGAGCGAGAGCGTGCTGAATTAGCAAGCACCGTTCGCCCACGAAAATCCTGGGCCGACTGATCCAGGAAACCGAGTAGCCGAAACGCGGCTCACTTTCATTCACTAAGACAGGCGAGGTACTGTCATGAATACCAAGACCAATACGAGCCGAGTAATGCGGTCGGCCTCCCTTGTTTGGGGGCTGATTGTGGCGATGCTCGTTCTTTTCGATTTCACCGGGGTTTCTGCCGCACTTGCCGTTGGTACGGCGGCATCTACCGTCCGTGAGCAGGATCGTGATTCCAACCTTCGTGTTCCGTCCGTTTCGCGGATCATCACGACCCTGGACTCTGCGAACTACCCGTTCACGACGATTATGCAGCGGACCCGAAAGGGGCAGAAGCCCAAGCAGGTTGTACACCGTTTTGGACAGGTTTCCACCTGGACCCGAACGCTTACAATCAACGGCGCAACAACGGCTGGCTCTGCAAACGCCAACAAGGTTGTGACGGTTGATACGGTCGAGCTGATTAAGCCCGGCGACGTTTTGAGCGCGTTCAATAACGCTACGGATGCCACGCTTCAATATTTGGTTGTCGCTGCATCGGGAACGAGCCTGACCCTGAAAGCGATGCCGAAGGATACGGCTGGAACGGCCCCATACACAGCGGTCAACTTCGGTACTGTACCGGCATTTGCTGACAATGAGGTGCTGTCGTGGGTTGGTAACGTGAAGGGCCAGGGTGCAGATGCGTCCTCGCCTCGCGCTCTCATGCCCGCCACGGACTTCAACTACGTCCAGACCGAGGATATTGTAATCAAGATCACCGACCATATGCTCCGCACCGAGAGCTTTGGTGGTCCCGATATTCGCAACATGGAACGCGATCAGTTGCGCGAGTGGCGGCGAAATTGGGAATACTCCTGCGTTTTCAACGAGGCTCCTGCTGTGTTTCTGGATGCAGATGGCAACCTGACGTGGAAAATGGGTGGCCTCAAGCACTTCGCCGGCCTCTCGTTGTCCCTGTCCAGTTCGGCTACCTACGCGAACATCGTCGAGTTTCTGTATGACACCTTCGATGACAACAACGGCGGTCGCCGTCGCGTCCTTGCTGGTGGCTCCGAAGTGATGAAGGTGATCGACACGGTAAATACCGGGTCGGCCCTGAACGTCGTTCGTGGCGAAAAGAAACTTGGTATCGAGATTACCTCGCTGATTGGTCGCAAGGGTCGCCTGGACACCGTATTCCATCCCGGATTCGATGACCTGGGACTCGCAGACGAGTTCACCGTCTTTGATCCGGATACGATGGAGTGGAACGACCTGCAGCCGACCGAGAAGCGAAAACTCGACCTGAAGCGTTCGTCCTCCGGCACGGACGCTGAGGCTTCGCAGCTTATCCAGAAGTCCACGTTTACCGTGAACAACCCGACCGCAAACGGTTGGGGTGCGCTTGTCTGACAGGCGCGATCCGATGTGAGGCGGCGGGCACGACCATTGGTCTGTGCCATGTGTCGTGCCCGCCCGTCCTCGCTGCTGACATTCAAAAACAGAGGCATCATGGCACATTTCATTGTACTTGGCAACTTCAAGCAGCACTCTCACGCATCCCGCAGCGTGTTTCGTTCTGTTTCCGGTCCGGACGGACCCACCCACCAGGAAATCCGTCAGCCGTCCGTAAAGATTCGTCGCTACCCGACGAAGGTATCCGACAAGGCGGTGGCCCAGGATATTCGTGACAGCAAGGCGTTCAACCGCGTCGTGTTTGAGTGTGACGCGAAGGGAAATCTCGTTGGTGACAGCGCAGACTCTCCCGCCGCAGTTGCGCCCAAGCCCGAACCGGAGGCGGCTGACGAATCTGGCGATGGCCCCGCAACGGTCCTTGTTGTCAGCAGTAGCCAAGACGCGGTAGAGCAGTTGGCCCGCTTGACGGAGGTGGATGTGGAATCCCTCAAGACGAAAGGTGGGAACCTGTCTGCCGCGAAGATTCGCAAGTTTGCCGAATCGAACGGTTACGAGATCGAGGGACTGTAAACCATGCCCCTGAGCGTAGCACAAACCGACCTGGTTAACCGGCTCCTGTCCCGGCTTGACGCAGATACCCCCGGCAACAATGTTGTCGGGGGTGAGTCGGCTTTGTACGATCAGATCCTGTTTGCCACGCGGCAGATGATTCTTGATCGGCGTGTTCCAGACAGGATGCTTCACGCCATTGTCAGCACAGACACGGCGGGAGCAAACACGAACCACTCCGATACGACATACGGATTGGTGGTCCCGCTGAAAAGCGACTTCCTGCGCCTGTTCCGATTGAAGGTGTCCGGTTGGAGGCGACCCGTTCATCATGATGACTTGCTTGAGGAGGATGATCCAGACGTTGAGCGATTGGTTGCGGGTGGGCATACGGCTGATGCCGCATCCCCATTGGCGTGTCTGTCCTACCTTGCATCGCCCCCTGATGGATACTCGTCCAGCGCGATACTGTGCTTTCCTGGATCAACGTCAGATGATCCGGTTGAGGAGTTGGTGTACATAGCCGACGATGTTGCTCCGGAGAACCTTTCTGCTGATTTGCAGGAGTTGGTTCTGTGGTTGTCGGCATCCATTGTCATGCAGTCACTCGATCCAGAAGTGGCGGCAATGTGTGAGTCCCGGTATTCGGACTCTCTGCAACGTCTTGGCAGAAGCCGAAAAACGAGGGCCAAACGCTCGTACCGCTACCTGCCATGATCCGAAGAAAGAGCAGATCGCAAACACGCCCGGTAGACATTGCGCTTGGGCCATTGCGTCTCGATGTTGGGCCGCACTCTGCACCGGACGGTACGCTGTCTGTGTGCGAAAACGCCCGCCCTGCTGGGCCTGTGGATGCGCCGTATTACACGCCTGTCGTGCCTTCCGTGACTCGCAGGGTGGACCCAACCCCAACGTCTACCCGGTCGATGGGAACGCGAACGGGTGACGCTGGAACAGACCTTGTTCTTGTGACCGACCGCAACATTGTTGTGATCGACTCCGAGAACACGCATACAGAGGTGTACACCTTTGACACTACGGAAGAAACCCGCAGGGCACAGTTTGCGGAAGTAGCCGGCGTGATGTTTATCACGACCACTACTGGCGCATTTCCTGGTAGGCCGGAGAAGTTGCTTGAACTGCGCGAGCTGGACTGCCGGGATTGCAGGGTTCCAATGCTCCCGTCCATCCTTGCGGAAACGGCAACAGATATTTCAGATGGTGGCCTGGGCAGTACGGGGCCGCGTGTCTATTGCTATCGGTGGGCATACGAAATGGCTGATGGTGGTTTTGGTCCACCGTCATCACCGATGTTCTTTTCCGTTGGCGTTGCGTCAAATGATGGTTGGCGTATCAGGTTTGCGATCCAAGACTACCCCGACTCGGACAACCCGGCGTATGATTCGGGGCTGTGGTCGGATCGGATTCGGGGCATTGCCCTATTCATCAGCCAGGGCGTTGATGCTACGGGTACGGGCGACCTTCAAAAAGCATCCGAACAACCCCTTTTTTACGCGGGATCGTTTGGGAGCGTCCTTGCTGGATCATTGGTGCTGTACGAGGGAACAGAAGAAGCACTATCCTCTGGCCTGGTAATGGAGACTGACAACCTGTGGCAACACAACGTCTCAGCTGGTGCTTGCTTCTCATACAACCAAACACTCATTCTTGGTGACGCGGGGTATGATTTCAGGAAGCCCAACGCATTATTGTATGTGCCTGGGTCGTTTCGCACTCGACAGTTGCCTGGTGACTATGCGGTAATTTTGTCGGTCGAAATCAGAACAAACAAGGGGGCATTTGTTCGGTATTCGGACCCGGTTTACGTCGATGCGGGGATTGCATCGAGTATTAGCATGAGGGGGGTGTACAATTTTGCATCTTCCTCCTGGTCGCAAACAGCCGTGTGTTACCCGGACCCGCGCGTGGTGTCAATATCTGTGTGGGTGGACAATGATGGTTCTGGCGGGTTCAATTTTCACAGCGAACACGCGGCTGCGAAATCGGCGGGCGGCAACTTATCGTATGCCACCATTCCCGCGCTTGACCTGACAGCCTCTCTTGGTGCGCTCCTTGACGAAGGCACACGGCTCGATGACCGTGACCCCAACAGGATATTGGTGTCGCGTGAGTTCACTCCATACAACCTTCCGGCATCCAGGGCGGTCTATTCCAATAGGTCGGATTCTGACGCGGTTATCGCCTTCGCCGCAAATACCGCAACGTCCGAAGAAGGGCAATACGGGGAAGCCCCGGTAATTGCGCTTGGCGCAGAAACTGTGCGCGGCCTTCGTCTTGCTCCGGTAACGGTCGATGCGATGTTTTCAGGCGCGTTTCCGATAGCAGAAAAGGGTTTGGTGGGCCGCAACGCCTACACGAACAGCGAGGGTATTGTGTTCTACGCGTCCGCAGATGGGGTGTGGACGCTTGCGCCACATATTTCCAGGCGGCCTGTTTCCTGGTCCGTCCAGTCTGACGGGGCAACCGATGACATAATGAGCGACCTGGGCGAGAATACGGTCATGGAGTTCATTGATGACAACCGGGGCAACCGGGATTTGTGGGTGTTCACAACCCGTCGGGCCTGGGTATACGCCACGGAGTACGGCAGGTGGTTCACGGTAGACAGGCGAAGAAGCGCAGCCGTCCGTGACGGAAACAGCCTGTACACGTATGACGTGGTTTCCAAGTCAATACAGGAGGAGGTGCAGCACCCGAATGATGGCAGCGTTGGTGTTGCTTCTCTCATGCGTCTCGAGACATACCCCCTTCGCATGGGCCTTCCTTCGGGTACATGGCGGCGGCTATACCGCTTCGGAATCCGAATGAGAAAAGCGATCGACCAAATCTCATACCGGATCACGGATCCCGTTTCCAGGGATGAGTTGTCCGGGATCTCGGACCTGACCACACAAGGCGATCTTGATAACGCAGGGGTGGAGTACGAGTCGGTCACTACGATAGTTGACGAGGAGGTTGAGGCCATTGGTTACGCAGAGGTTACGGGGGCCGGCTCGGTTGAGGTGACTGGATCGGGCTTCCTGGAAGTGGTTACGGGCGCAGTAGTCGTGGATGGTCACAAGCGGTTTCCCAGGGCATCGTCCTACGAGGCAACCGACGAGTTCCCGCTGGAGGTCATCGAGGACGGAGAAGCGATTGTGCATGGCGCAGACACAATGGTTGTCGCCAATGGTGTGCTGCAGTCAGAAACGACAGATGTACAATCGTTCAACGCTGCCCTGTGCCGCGAACCCATTGTCTCCATCGAGGCCAGGGGGAAGTTTGGACAGGCCGTAGAGGCTATTTCATTCGACATTGAGCCACGGTATATGCACCGGGCCAGAAAACAAAATTACTGAGAGGTCCAACATGAAACTCCTGCTCAATGACGTGCTCGATTCAAGCGGGAAAACATTCGCTTCCCGCAGACAGTCCGAGGTGGCATCCGTATCTGCTCTCAAGGCACTTACGGGAATGATTGATTCCGAAACAAGGCTCATTCCCGATGTTGGATGGTATCGGTACGACATTTCATCGGCAGAGGCCGGGGATGACGATGCCGTTGTGGAGCCAGATTCCGGAACGGGGCGGTGGAAGAAGCAGGGTTCGGCTGGCGCAACGCCTGTTTTGAATGACACAACAATCGGCTGGATCGACTCCGAGTATCACGATGACCTGGCGGCGATGGTAACGGAGTTGGGGGGCAACCAGAATACGCTTCGTCTACGAGCCGGCGTATTCAATGAAACGTCCAACGTGACCGTGCCTATCAATGGT